GAAGTTTTACAAAACACTGATTTAGATTATCTTATCTATGGAAATACAGAAATGAGGAAATAATGATATTCGCTATTGGACTAATATCTGCACTGTGGTTTACTGCAAATGCAGAATTTGTAAAAACAACCAATGAACAAAAAGCACAAGGTTTCGTGTGGGACAGAATTGATTGTCGTCAAAGAATCGAAGAATTACCAGCACTAACAATAGACACTCCAACAGGAAAAAGTCTAGTATGTTACAAACTGGTAAAGTAGTGCCACTGCTACTCAACAATTCAGTGGCTGGTGTCACCTGGGCAAAAAGGGGTTGACTTCGGTTAGCCCCTTTTCTATATTATAAATAGTGAGTAAATAAAACATACGAGGATGTCATGCTTACATTTACAGAGCATCAAGAACTAAAAGAAACAATTGGGCAGGCTGGACTAGACTATGAACTAAAAGTCCATAATGCTATGAAGACAGCCAATATTCCTGGATTGAATCCTGGCGACAAGCCTGGCGCTGGATTCTCAAATGTTGGTGCTGGTGATATCGAAGCATCATATAAAGGTAAAGCGTTTAACATTGAGATTAAAGCGGGTGCTAGGGATCAAATGGGTGGTGGTTCGTTTCGTTATGATATGGCTACAAAGACATTTACTCCAGCAAAAGAAATGGATCCGGAAGACTTAGAACTTTTGTCTGCGGCCGCAAAAGAGAAGATTGACGATATTGACAACTATATCAAAGCCGCTAGAAAAATTGAGCCAGTTCAGTTTCACAAAAACATCTCAGGCATTCCTCTAAAGATATCTGTTGATGCGAGAGCCGAGTTGAAAGCAAAAAAACTGCTTGCTAAAATCAACAAGAACACTAAGACATCTGCCGCCTTTATTGCTAAACACTATAACAAAAAGGGTGTTTATTATATCAATGTTGGTGGTGCTGGACTGTTCTATATGGGTAAAAATCCATTCAAACTTCCTGTCCCAGAACTGAAGGGTGAGATTCAAGTTGAGATGAGACTTGGTTTCGGTGGTGGTAAACTGTCATTTCCTACACAACCAGAGCCTACTCCTGCCCGTTCTGCTGGTCTAAGATTGCAAGGAAGACTCTTGACAAAAGGCAAATCTCCATATAGTCTAGATAATGTAGAAGACATTAAGAAACTGTTTGGTGTGAAATGAAAAAGTTCTCGTCTTATCTAATCGAAGAAAAGAATACACATATGGAGCATATTGAAGACAATGTGCTAAATGGAGGTGTGCAGGGTGCGAGAGAATCAATTAATTTTCTTAGGTCTCTTAGGGACATGCTTGCTGGTAATGCTGATGCAGGTGTCAATGTCAGTGTCAAGTGGGACGGAGCGCCAGCCATTTTTGCTGGAACCGACCCTAGCGATGGCCAGTTTTTTGTAGCCAAAAAGGGTGTATTCAATAAGAATCCAAAAGTCTACAAGACAGATGCAGATATAGATGCTGATACTTCTGGTGACTTGAATACAAAACTTAAATTTGCGCTGAAATATCTACCAGACTTGAATATTAAAGGTGTGATTCAAGGTGACTTTCTATTTGCTAAGAGAGACTTGAAAAAGCAGAAAGTTCAAGGCAAATCATACATCACATTTCATCCTAACACCATTGTCTATGCAGTTCCTACTGATGTGCCACTTGCTAGAGAGATATCTAAAGCAAAGATAGGTATTGTCTGGCATACGACATACAGTGGCACTTCATTTGAAACAATGAAAGCCTCGTTCGGTAAAAATATTGCTGATAGTCTTACACAGTCAAGTGCGGTGTGGTCTGTAGATGCTGAATATAAAGATGTGTCTGGAAATGCTACACTTACAAAAGATGAAACAAAAGAAATAACAGCAATACTTTCAAATGCTGGTAAAGTATTCAATAAAATTGATGCGGCTGGTCTGAATGGTATTTCAGATAATAATGAACTGCTAATGCGTATGAAGACTTTTCTGAATACTAAAGTCAGAAAGCAAGAGAAAGTTACAAATGTGAAAAAAGCAGTCACAGACATGATTGACTACTTTCATGGTTACTATCAGATTGAAACAGAAAAGCGTAAGTCTGAAAAAGGAAAAGCGGCTGTTGATGAAAGAAAAAAAGAAGTAATGAAATACTTCTCAAATACAAATAGAAAGAATCTTGAAAACATTCTTATACTTATGAATCTTATGGTTGATGCAAAAGAGATACTCATCAAGCAGATGAACAAAGTAAAGGGCCTAGATACTTTTCTTCTTACAGATAAAGGCTTCAAGGCCACAGGACAAGAGGGATTTGTTGCTATTGACAGAGTAGGCAAGAATGCTGTAAAACTAGTTGATAGAATGAACTTCAGTTACGCCAACTTCAGTCCAGAAGTCAAAAAGGGATGGCAAAGATAAAGTTATTATAAATACTGTAATAGAACAGAATCATTCTACCATGATTCGCAGTAAGAGTCAAGCGTTAAGTCTAAGGAAAACACGCAATGAAAAAATTAGTATTTACATTCGGGCGTATGAACCCACCTACAATTGGTCATGAGAAACTTGCCAACAAGATAAAGGCAGTAGCGAAGAAGGAGAAAGCCGATGCTCGTATCTATCTCTCCCATACACAGAACCCAGTTAAAGACCCGTTATCCTACAAGCAAAAACTTACTTTTGCTAAAAAGGCATTTGGAATTGCACACAAATCAAACGCAAAGCAAATCTTCCAAATCCTCAAAGAAATCTATGCAGACGGCTACACAGACATCATTATGGTGGTCGGTTCTGACAGGGTAAACGAGTTCGGAACACTTCTAAAAAAATACAATGGCAAAGGTGACTATGAGTTCGATAGCATCAATGTCATTTCTGCTGGTGAACGAGATCCTGATGCACAGGGTGTTGAAGGTATGTCTGGCACTAAACTTAGAGCCATTGCAAAGGCTGGTGACTTTGATGTATTCAAACAAGCCGCCGCATCTAAACTGTCAGATAGAGATAAAAAGAAGATGATGGACATGGTGCAGAAAGCACTTAAAGAGGCTATGGAAGAAGAGCATAATTCTAGATTTGATAAGTTCAGTAGTTATGTCCCAGAAGACTTTGATGCACTAGTAGAAGAAGCAGTGAAGACTATCAAAGTCGGTGAATCTTCTGTCGGTGCAAAAGAAACATCTTATGCACTTGTCAAAGAAAGAAAGATTCTTGCAATTGGCTTGAAAGATGAAATGCTCAAACTCGCTGAGAAAGAAGGCGGTAGAGTTTGGAAAGTCGATGCAGAAAGTCAAGTCGGTGACTTGGTTGAACAGAACGAAGATATGGGTGGATTTCTCAGGTCTTTAGGTCGCAAAAAGAAAAAATCTTCTGAGGTTGATGATTACTTCAAACTAAAAGATAAACTGCGTAATCGTAAACTAGATAAAATGTCAAAATCAAAGTTTAAAAAAATTGGTGAGAAGAAAGACAAAGAAGAAAAAGATGATACTGAAGTAAGACAGGATCCAGATATCAAAGACAGAGAGGGAACACAGCCTGCTGTTTATTATTCTGGTGACATGGCAAAGTCTACAAAGAAGAAAAGAGCCGCCGCTTTTGCAAAGCAAGCGAAGATGGCTGATGATGATCCAAAAGCATATAAGCCAGCACCCGGTGATGCATCTGCTAAGACAAAGCCAAGCAAGCACACACAGAAGTATAAGAAGATGTTTGGTGAAGCGAAGTTTGCTGTTGAACTGCCTAATATGCCAACAATGTATGTAGATGCTGGCTCAGAAGCAGAAGTAAAGAAGGCTGTAAGAAAAGTTGTAAAGAAACCAAAGTTGGTAACTATTACTAGAGTTAAGCCTGCTGAAATGCGTAAAGACATGAAAGCGGTTGTGACTGGTAAAAAAGATATTGGTATTGAAGAACAGAATCTTGAAGAAGAAATTAAGGGTTTGAAAAAGAAATCAGAGAAGTCTGGTATTGCTTATGATATTCTAAAGAAAGTTTATGATAGAGGGATGGCAGCCTGGAAGACAGGCCATCGTCCTGGCACTACACCACAACAGTGGGCGTTTGCAAGAGTAAACTCATTCATCACTGGGGGTAAAACTCGCACAACTGCTGATGCAGACTTGTGGGCGAAGCATAGTGGTAAATCTGAGTCTGTTGAGTTAGATGAAGCAAGAGCAAAACAAGCAGTTTCGGGTGGCAAGGTTCAGAAACTTGTTACCGCACACGGTCTGAAATTTAAGGGTAAGGTTTACAAAGAAATAGATATGGAACTGAAGGGTATTGATAACAATACTCAAATGGTTACATTTAATATTATTCATCCAAAAGAAATCTTTGGTAATGAAGTTAAAGTTCCATTCAAAACTTTGAGAAGAGGCCCATTCATGGCAACTGACACCTCAAAAATTAATAATGAAGCGGTGTCTCCAGCACAGCAAGCGGCTATTGCTATTGCTAAGAAGAGGTCTGGTAAGTATGACAAAGACGGTAAGCGTATTGATGAAGCGGAAGGTAAATATGAAAAGATTGGTGGTAAAACATACTATGCTGTAGTAAATAAAGCAGGAAAGAAGAAACTGTTTTCAGGCCCAACTCCAGCCGCAAAGAAATATGCTAAGACAAATGAAGCATATGAATATGGTTCAGATGAATATACAAAGCATACAAAAGATATGACGCCCGGTCAAAAAGATATTAAGGCGGCTTATAATCCTGATGATGATTTTAGTGGTAAGCCAGTCAAGAAGTTTAAGGACTTTAAAAAAAAGAGTCAAATAAGTGAAGCAATACAGTATCATCTAGACACAGGTGTGCCGTTTGCTGATAATATTTTTCGTCATGACTCACCATCGTTCTATATGTTCTTTCAAGAAGCAAGAGTAAGATGGAGAAATGGTGAACTAGAACCAGATGCGACAGATAAGCAGATACTGATGACTGACATTGGTTTGTTTGGTATCTATGAGGGCAAAGAAGTTCCACTTGATTGTCCGTTGATGGAAGCAGACAAAGATGTAGAACTCAACTCACCGAAACGAGGTGGTTCTAAGAAGTTTTATGTTTATGTGAAGAACGACAAGGGTAATGTGATTAAAGTAGAGTTTGGTGACACATCTGGATTGAAAGCAAAAATCAATGACAGAGAAGCGGCAAGAAGTTTTGCGGCTCGTCATCAGTGTGATACAAAGAATGATAAGACAAAGCCTGGATACTGGGCATGTAGATTGCCTTGGTATGCAAAAGCACTTGGTCTTGAAGGCGGAGGTAAATACTTTTGGTAAAACCATATAAAGACATACATTTAGCACCAAATGTCTTTGTTCGTGAGTTTGATCCAGAAATAGATAGTGATGAACTTGTATGGCACAGAGACAAGAAGAATAGACACTTTGCAGTGTTAGAAGGTAAAGACTGGTGGTTTCAAGAAGATGATAAGATGCCAGTCGAACTAGAAAAAGGTAAGATTTACGAAATAGAGAAGGGTGAATATCACAGACTTCTCAAAGGAACAAAAGCAACTCAACTTAGAATAAAGATATGGGAAGAAGAATAATGTCACTAGAAAGCACAATAAGAATGATGGCTGAAAAGAAAGTCGTCAAAGAAGATGGACACACAGATGTCGCTTCTGCTAAGAGACAGTGCAAAACTGCTATGGAAGATGCTCAAGCCATCATAGGTGTTCTAGATGGCATGAACGATGAAGATGCACTCCCTACTTGGTGGACAAACAAACTTGCGATTGCCGCAAACAGCATGAACAAGTTGAACGACTATCTGTCTAATCCAACAGAGCAAAATGAGGAAAAAGAAATGACAGATGTAAAAGAAGGTCGTATGAAAGAACTTGCAATGTATATTGACAAGGGTATGACTGCACAGCAAATCGCTAAGAAGATGAAACTTGATGTAAAGACGATTCAAGCACTAATGCCTAAGAAGGAAGAGGTTGAAATGCAAGACCTAGATAATCTTATTGAACAAGCACTCAATGAAGCAGATGACTTCAAGCCACATATGATGTATGACCCTAAGACTGGTAAAGCATACAAAGCAGAAAAACCAGAAGACCATGAGAGAATGGCGAAAATGGGCTACACACATGAGAAGCCTGAACTTGATGAGGCGCCAAAGATGAAGTATGCTCTTGTTGGCAAAGATATGAAAATCTATTCAATGGGCAGCGATGAGAGAGACTTGAGATTGGACAGGCGTTCTCTTGAAAAAAGATTCAAAGATGTTGCACCACTAAAAATGGCAAGACTTAAAACTGCACAAAAAATTGGTGATACTGTAGATAAATCCCAACTAAAGGAGGAGACAGTGAACGAACATACACACTATAAGATGGAGCCGTTTGGTGTTTCCAGAAGTCTAGTTGACTCTGTAAAAGCGGTTCTTGCTGGTAAAAAGATTGATAGAGAAGGCATCCCTGATGAAATTACAGATGAGGGTGTTGCTGACTTTATCGGAGCGGCATCTAAAGCGGCCGCCGATGGTAAGAAAGAGTTTAAGTTTGGAGACAAAACTTATCCAGTAACTATCAAAAAGTCTACTGCTGACAAAATTGCCAAGAAGATGGAAGAAGCAGTAAAGAAAGAAGAAGATGAAGAGCCTGCTGATGACGAGGCTCCATCAGATGAGAAGAAAATGAAAGATAAGAAGAACGAGAAGAACGGCAAGAAAGAGCCTGTTGAAATCGATCCTGAAATCAAAGAAGAAGCAGAAGGCGAAATGACTGATGTTCAAATGAAGAAGCGTGAAGAAATCGTCAAAGAACTTAAAAAGAAAGAAGATGAGTTCAAAGAAAAGTATGGCGATAGATATAAAGAAGTCATGTATGCTACTGCAACTAAGATGGCAATGAAAGAAGCAAAGAAGTAATGAAAATATACTGCGACATGGATATGGTTCTATGTAACTTTCTCAAAGGAGCAGAGAAAGTCGCTGGTGAACCATTTCCCGAAAAGAATGGAAAATATACCAAAGACGAAAAGAAAGCCATGATTGCGGCTACGAAAGGTTTTTGGGATAATCTTGAGTGGATGCCAGGTGGCAAAGACTTATGGAATTATTTGAATAAGATTGAAGGTGCTGAAGTAGAGATTCTATCTGCATATGCATCATGGGATCCATCTTGTAAAAGAGGCAAAAGAGTTTGGATTACAAAGAATCTAAAGCCTAAGCCAAACAAGATTCATCTAGTTCGCAGAGAAGATAAACAGAATTACGCAGATGCGGATAGCATCCTCGTAGATGACCATGGTAAAAATACAAGTGAATTTAAAAGAGCGGGCGGGCAGGCTGTCACGCATATAAATACTAGTAAAACAATATCCGAATTAAAGCGGATACTCAAATAAGACAAGGAGAAATAAAATGTCACTTTGGGGAATGAATGATGGAAAGTCGCAGTCTAATACGGCTACTGCTTCTATCACTGTAACTGCCGCCAATGCAACCGTTGTCGGCGTAAACACAAAACTAAGCACTGACTTTGCAGTTGGTGACTTTCTGAATGTTGGTGATAACGACTATGTTTTCACCGCTATTGCTAATGCTACTGTAGCAACAGTTGCAGTTGGTGAAACTGGTGGAACACTAAAAGGCGCACAATCAAATGCTGTCTACTATGTTCAAGAGAAGCCTAAGTATGTTGCATTCTCTTCAGTAGGACTAGATGCTAACAATGTCTACGGTGTATCAACATCTGAAATGAACTACGCAAACACCGCTGGCACAGAGTCAGACAATGTGCCTCATGCTGGTTGGAACCTAAGAACAGAAGGTTCTGGTGGTCGTGCAGGTCGTGTGTTCTATGAAACACTTGTAGCCGCATCATCTATCACTGGTGATGCTGGTGACGATAGCAAACTTCCAGAATAAGTTCTGATTGATTATTAGGAGTAGAAAATGGCAGACAAGAAGGTAAGTGCATTAACAGCCATCACACATCTTTCGAGAGATGATTTGTTTATGGTAGTTAATGATCCTTCTGGCACACCAGCCAGTAGAAAAATAACACTTGCCAACTTGTTTGGCAATGTTGTTGCTGAAACTGTGCATACAGGCGCAACGACACTTAGAGCGAACACAACAGTCAGTGGAACAAAACTGACCGTGGCTGCCAATTCTACTTTTAATGGCACTGTTACCTACAATGGTGATATCACATTCAATCGTGGAGCAACATTTTCTAATACAACAGTAAATGTTTTTGGCAGTAATACTATCATCAATGGAACACTTACATCAAATGGCGCAATAGCACTTGGCGGTGCTGTGTCTTCTGGTGGCAGTAATATTATTGGCTCTAATGGTAAAATCAATGCTAACAATGCAATTAATGCTGGATCCATTACTGAAGCAATGATGCAGACAAAGCCTATCTCTAATACAACAGCAAGAACTTTGATTAGTGATAGAATACAAGTAGCAAATACAAATACACTTATTGCTACGAGACTGCAAGTCGCTAATGGTGTAAGTAAGACATCATCTGAAGAACAAGTGATGGTAGCGAATCTTCATATCGACAGTGTTGGAGCCCTATCTGGCATTCAAATGTCTAATGGTTTGATTCAGATGTTTAGTGACACTGGATCACCAGCAAGAATTGATTTTCATTGTGAACAGAATAATACACACAAAGTTACTATACTAGCACCAACACACGCTACTCTTGGTTCAGATGTTATCAATATTTTGCCAAGTAAGTCAGGTAATGTTGCTACAACAAACAGTGAAATCTTTACTGGAACTACACAAACTGAAAATCTAACAGTCAATAGTCTTTTTAGACTTACAAATAAAGTTTCAGACTTTTCTACATCTAATGCTGTGACCGAATCTGTCACTGCTGGGTCTGTATATTATAGTAATACATATTTGTATGTCGTAACAGACAGTAATACAATTAAAAGGGTTCTATTGAGTAGTTGGTAAATGTTTGAAAATTTGAATGATGATAACTATATGTTATTTGCCGCAAAATATTATGAAAATGCACACTGCACAGATTTGTTAGAGTTTCATGATGATTTA